CCATCGACAACTGGGGCGAGATCCTCATCGCCAGCCCCGACACGTCGTCGCTGCTCACATTCGACGAGGAGCCCGGAGGACCGATCTACCAGTGGTCGCCGACCACCAGCTTCCTGAACGCCCAGATCATCCCGCAGGCGCCGATCTCGAACCACAGCATGTTCCTTGCGATGCCGCAGCGGCAGATCGTGGCTCTCGGGTCCACGTTCACGGGCGTGCAGGATCATCTGCTGATCCGGTGGTGCGACCTGAACAACTTCAATTCGTGGATCGCGACGCCTGTAAATCAGGCGGGCTCGTACCGGCTGACCAAGGGCAGCCGCATCGTTGGCGGCCTGCAGGGCCCGCAGCAGGGCCTGATCTGGACCGACCTCGCGCTTTGGTCGATGCAGTACGTCAACCTGCCGGACGTCTACAATTTCAACGAGATCGCGGTTGGGTGCGGCCTGATTGGCAAGAAGGCGATGGCTATCCTGAACAACACTGTCTTCTGGATGAGCCAGTCGCAGTTTTTTGTCTTCGCTGGCGACGGCGTGAAGCCGCTGCCGTGTACGGTGTGGGATTTCATATTTCAGGAACTGGACACAACGCAGGTTTCCAAAATCCGCGCGGCGGCCAACTCTCGCTTCAACGAGATCGCGTGGTATTTTCCGACGCAGTCGGGTGGCGGCGAGGTGGACGCCTACGTCAAGTATTCCTTGTCAACTGGCGGGTGGGACTTCGGATATCTGTCGCGGACGGCGTGGATCGACCAGTCGGTCCTCGGGCCGCCAATTGGCGGTTCCTCAAGCGGCCTCATCTTCCAGCACGAGACGTCGCCGAATGCTGACGGCCAGCCGATGTCCTCAAGCTTCCAGACGGGATACTTCACCCTGCAGGACGGCGACCTGCTGTCGTTCATCGATCAGGTCTGGCCGGACTTCAAGTGGGGTTACTACAACGGCGCGCAGAACGCCGAGCTGCTGATGACTTTCTACGTCGCCGACTATCCCGGCCAGACGCCGCGTGTCCACGGCCCGTACTCGATGACGCAGGTGACCCAGTACATCACGCCCCGACTGCGCGGCAGGCTCGTGTCGATCAAGTTCGAGAGCAACGACGTCGACACGTTCTGGCGCATCGGTGCCCCGCGTTACCGCGTCACTCCCGCCGGGAAATTCTGATGGCCTCATTAGACGACATTCTCACTACCCAGAAGAACGGTGTCGTTGCCATCAACGGCATCCAACGCCTGATGGGCGACTTCCTGACGCTGATTCAGCCGGCCCTCGGCGGGGCCTTGAAGGTCAAGTACACCCCGGTCAGCGGCACCTACACGGTCACGGCGAACGACTGCGTCGTCGACTGCACGGCCAACACGTTCACCGTGACGCTGCCCACGGCGGCGGGCATTCAGGGCCAGATTTACACCGTGAAGAACAGCGGCACCGGCGTCATTACCGTGGCCGCCGCCGGCGGCGAATTCATCGACGGCGCCGCGACGCAGCTCCTGCCGGTCCAGTACCAGAGCATCACCATGGTATCGAACAACACCGGCTGGGGGGTGATCTAATGACGTACCGGATCGGCCCGACGCCGCACATTATGGTCTACGACACCACGACGCAGACCATTGCCGCGACCAACACGGCGCAAGTCATCACCTTCAATACGATTGACAGCACGGCGGGCATCAGCCTCGTGACCTCGGGCGGCAAGGCTTCGCGCATCACGCTGCCCGCCATCGGCACCTACATCTTCGTGGTCTCCGCCGTCGTGCAGGCAGTCGCTTCGAACAAGACATGCTCGATCTGGTTCAGGAAGAACGGCTCCGACGTCACCTACAGCAACACGAAGGTCGTCTGCCTGAACGCGGAGCCGACGATCCTCGCCGTGAACATCAACCTCGAATGCACGACCACGGGCGATTACTATGAGTTGTGGATGGCGGGCACCGCCACCACGGCGGGCATATACGCCGCGGCGGCGACCGCGGGCCCCCCGGCGGAGCCCGGTGTGCCCTCGATCATCGTCTCCGTCACACAGGTAGCCTGACATACCGTCATCTTCAGAGGCGACGCCGCACGCGGTACTATACCCTGTTACCCGGAGTATCTGAGTGCCATTGAAGCGCGGTTCCTCGCAGGCCACGATCAGCGCGAACATCCGCGAGATGCTCTCGTCAGGGCGTCCGCGCGAACAGGCCATCGCTGCCGCCTTGAACACCGCGCGCAAGCCGCGCGCCACCGGCGGCAAGGTTCACACCGGCGCGATCCACAGCGCCGTCGCCGGGCGCACCGACCACCTGCCGATGCACGTTCCCTCCGGGGCCTACGTCATTCCGGCCGACATCATCTCGGCCATGGGCGAGGGCAACACGACCGCGGGCTTCAAGGTCGCCAAGTCGATCTTCAGCTCACCCTTCTACAGCGCCTCGAAGGCGGGCGCCGGCGCGCCCTACGGCCAGTCCGGTGAGCCCTACGGAGCTGGAGGCGACCAGCCATACACCGACGACGTGCTGCCCTACAACGCGCCCATGCCGGGCAAGGCGGAGGGCGGCAGCGCGACGGTCCCCATCGTCGCCGCCGGCGGCGAGTACGTGATCCACCCCGAGGACGTCGTGCGGCTCGGCAAGGGCGCGCTCGACGACGGGCACAGGATCCTCGATGAATTCGTGAAGAAGTTCCGCGCGAAGACCATCAAGACACTCGAAAGCCTCCCCGGGCCGAAGAAAGACTAATGAGCACGTCCGCAACCCCGTCAATGCTTGAGGAGAAGCAGATGACTGACATCCGAGTACGCGTCGGCACACCCGAAGACGTTCATCAATTTATGGATCTCTGCCTGCAAGGCAGCGAGGAGAACGGCTTCGTGCAGCCTGACGCGCAGAAGCTCCTCGCCGAGGTGTGGCCCGCGCTCAATCGCGACGGCGGCATCTGCGGCGTGATTGGCACCCCGGGCGCAGATCACTTCGAGGGCGGCATCCTGCTGCGCACCTGCAAGCTCTGGTACAGCGACCAGATCGTGCTGGAGGAGCGCGGCGTGTTCGTCCACCCGGAGTATCGCAGCGCCAAGGGCGGCCGCGCGCGCAAGCTGTGCGAGTTCGCCAAGGCGGCCGCAGCGAAACTTGAGATGCCCCTGATGATCGGCATCCTGTCGAACAGCCGGACGGAAGGGAAGGTGCGGCTCTACGAGCGCATCTTCGGGAAGCCCGCCGGCGCCTACTGGTTGCTGGGGGCGCAAACCGGCGTCTCGAACAAATGAAGACCTGTACTAAATGCGGCGAGGAGAAGCCTGTGCAGGCGTTCTACCTGACGCGATACCGCACACCGGAGAGTGTGTGCAAACTTTGCCATAAGGCGCGCAACCGCGCGAACTACGCGGCCAAGTACGGCGCCGCTAGTACGGTTCCTTCCGTGGCGCTGCATTCGCCGCGCACTTGTACCCGGTGCGCCGAGATAAAGACGGCCGCTGATTTTGGGCGCGTCAAGAACTCACCCGACGGGCTCCGCCGAGAGTGCAAAGTTTGCCGCGTCGCGCGTGAGCAGGCACGTTACGCGGCAAACGCCGCCGCAAAACGTCTGTATGGCCGCGAATGGAATGCGCGAAACCGCGACGCACTGCGCGCGGGAAAAGCAGCGCGAAAGACCGCAGTGAAGCAGGCGACGCCGTTGTGGCTTACCGCTATCCAGCGCGCGCAGGTTGCCGAGTTCTACGACATCGCGCTGGCTCGGACGACGCAAACCGGGGTGGCCCACGAAGTCGACCACATCTATCCTATCAAAGGAACGCATAGCCGAGGGCTGCACGTGCCGTGGAACCTGCAAGTTCTGACCGCCGCCGCCAACAACACCAAGCGGCGCCGGCTGCCGCCGGGCGTCACCAACAAGGCTGAACACTGATGTTCTCTGAACGCAAGATCTGGAACGACGGGGCCCCCTTCGAGGACTTCATGGGCCGCGACGGAGCCCCGCCGGTTGCGCGGCGGCATCTTGCGTTCGGTGGCGGCAAGGGCGGCTCGGGCGGCACGACGTACCAGACCCAGCAGACCACGATCCCGCCGGAAGTTCAGGCGCGCTACAACGCGGTCAACCAGCGTGCCGAGCAGGTCGCGCAGCAGCCGTTCCAGCCGTATCAGGGCCAGTTTGTCGCGCCGCTGACGGCCACTCAGCAGGCCGGCACCGCCCAGATTGCCAACGCGGGGCAGGGCTACCAGCCCTACCAGCAGGCGGCGACGACGGCCCTGACAGGATCCGCCGAGGCGGCCCTCCCCTACTACGGGCAGGCGGGGCAGAACATCGGCGCGGCACAGGCGGCGGGGGCCCCCTACACGGGCGCGGCCACGATGGCGGGGCTGGCCGGCGCGCAGTCGGTTAACCCGGGGCAGCTCGACATCGGGCGGTACATGGACCCCTACCTGCAGTCGGTAGTTGCACCGACGATGCAGGGTCTGTACCAGCAGCAGCAGCAGCAGCAGAGCCAGCTCATGGGCTCGCAGGCCATGCGCGGCGCCTTCGGCGGCGACAGGGGCTCGATTGCGGCCGCAAATCTCGCCCGCCAGCAGGGTCTGGCGGCGCAGCAGGCTCAGGGGGGCCTTCTCTCCCAAGGCTACGGGCAGGCCCTGCAGGCGGCCCAGCAGCAGCAGGGCGTGGGCCTCGGGGCCGAGCAGGCCAACCGGGCCGCGATGCAGCAGCTCTCGCCCCAGCTCCTCCAGATCGGGCAGCAGGCCTTCCAGCAGCCCATGGCGGCCGCGCAGGCCCAGCAGGGCCTCGGGCAGGGCCTCCTCGGCTACGGGCAGAACCTGTCGCAGGGGCTGGCCGGACTGGGTCAGCAGGGCACGCAGACGGGTCTGGCGAGCGGTCAGGCGCTGCTTGGCGCCGGCACGCTGGAGCAGCAGACCCAGCAGCAGCTCAACGCGGCCCTCTACAACCAGTACCAGCAGCAGCAGGGGTACCCGTTTCAGGTGGCGCAGTTCCTCGCGAACATCGCGATGGGCACCGGGCCGCTCTACGGCAGCACGACGTCGGGCGTCACCGGCTCGCCGACGCCGATCTTCTCGGACGAGCGCGTCAAGGAAGACATCACCGAGATCGGCCGCACCCACGACGGCCAGAAGATCATCAAGTTCAAGTACAAGGGCTCGAACCAGCCGCAGATCGGCCTCTCGGCGCAAGACGTCGAGAAGCACCACCCGGAGGCCGTCAGCGAGACGCCAGAGGGCATCAAGGCCGTCGATTACGACATGGCGACCGAGCATGCCGAGCGCCCGCATGCCTACGCCGGCGGCCTGATGCCGTCGTCCGAGGGCGGTGCCGTGCATCCGAGCATGGCAGGCCTCGGCTTCGCGAGCGGCGGCACCCCGGTGCCGGGAGCGAACCCGGAGGTGGACGAGATGCTGCGCGGGCTCGCGCCGCGCCGTGGCTTTGCGGACGGCGGCGAGGCCGCGTTGATGCGCAAACTGTACCCGTGGGGGGCGGCGGGGGGCCTTGGGGGCGGCACTCCCGGCGCAGGCGGTGCGTGGTCCCCGGGGCTCACGGTCAAGCCGCAGGCGCCCCTTGGATCAGGGGTGCAGCTCAAGGCACCCGCTCCGCAACCCACAGGCTTGTCGCAGACCATCAATGCGGTGGAGCGCGGCCTTGGTGCTGCAGAGAACGCTGAGAAACTCGCAAAGTCGGGCAAGAAGGCCTACGACTGGATGAAGGATGCCGTCGGCGAGGTTCGCGACAAGATTGAGCTGCCGGGTCTTACCAAGCAGGCCGAGGACTACGCGGCGGATCCGAACGTCAATCCAACGGTCGCGCGCGGCGGTCGCATTGGCTACGAGGGCGGCGGTGACGTGGCCGAAGACGAGACGCCTGCGATCCCCGGCGGCGGCGACGACACGGTCCTCGGCAAGCTCACGGCGCAGCAGGTGACGCCAGCCAAACTCCCCGAGCACAAGCTCGACATGGGCAGCGGTGCGGGCGCGGGTCAGCAGAAAGACAAGACTGCCAGCTCGGCAATGAAACTTGCAGGCCTCGGCGCGAGCTTCATCCCCGGTGTCGGCCCCGCCATCGGGGCGGGCATGAACATCCTGAGCGGTCTGTTCGCGCGCGGCGGTGCGACCGACATCGGCCACGCCAAGCGCCTGATCTCGCGCGTCGAGAGCGGGGGCAACTACGATGCCATGGGCCCGATGGTTGGCCGCGACCGCGCGCACGGCAAGTATCAGGTCATGGGCGCGAACATCCCGAGCTGGACCGAGGAGGCCCTCGGGCGGCGCATGACGCCCGCCGAATTCCTGAAGAGCCCGGAGGCGCAGGAGCGCGTCTTCGAGCACCACTTCGGCAAGTTCCTCAAGCAGCACGGCAACCTCGCCGACGCCGCCTCGATGTGGCACAGCAACCGCCCGCTGGCGAAGGCGCGCGCCGACGGCGCCCGCGACGTCAACATGTCGACGGAAGACTACGTCGCCAAGGTCATTGGCGGCGCGCCACCGGCCGAGGCGCACATGCGCCCCGAGGCACCGCGCAGCGCGGGCCTCGCGCCGCCGCTTACCAATGCCGAAGATACACACGAGAGGCTGCCCCTCATCGACACGGGCGACGATTTCGAGATGCCCGAACGCTTTGAGATGCCCGAACGCTTTGAGATGCCCGAACGCTTTGAGATGCCCGACCGCTTCGCGGCGGGGGGCCTCGTTGGGCGGCACGGTTATCAGATGGGTGGCGGCCCTGATGATGTGTTGGGGTTGTCCGAAGCCGACGTGCAGAGCATGGTGGGCGACGGTACGACCCCCACACCTCGCCCCCGGCCTGCGCCGCGGCCTGCGCCTGCCAACCCCGCGCCCACAGGCGTTGTGACGCCACCGGCCCCCACCGCGGGAAGCACCGCGGGAAGCACCGCCGCAGGCCTCGCGCCTGCCGGGGGGAGCAGTGCCTCGCCGCTACCGGAATCCGCAAACCCCCCGCCGAAGGATCGCGACTTCTTCGACAGGGCCGGTGACTGGTACGACAAGAACCAGAACTGGGTCCTTCCGGCTGTCAGCGGCATCGGCAAGATGCTCGCGTCGCCGTCGCCGTACCTTGGCGTCGCCATCGGTCAGGGCCTCGCTGACGCAGGCTCCGGCCTGCTGGCTGCGAACTTCAAGCAGCAGGGTCTCGACATCAATAAGCAACGCTCCAATGTCGACACCGCGCGAGCCATTCAGGATCAGCTTGGCGTTGCCGCAGCGCAGACCAACGCAATGGTCATGCAGAACCCGAACGCGGATACATCTAAGGGCGACGCTGTAGTCAACGCCTTGTCGAAGAAAATGTTGTCCCTTTACGGCATCGACCAGCCCGAGGGGCTTAGGCTGGCTCCTGTTCAGTTGACAAACCCACTCTTCAAACAGTTCCACCATTCACAAAATCTGGAGCTGCTCTACCAGATGTTGTCGCGGGCCGTGACCCCGGAAGAACGCTCCAAGTATCAGGGTATGATTGATACCGTCCGTCAGAAGATCGTTAACGGGGAGGCGATGCAGGCCGCTGACGGTGTCAGCACCATCGTGCCTGACGAAAACCTGAAAAAGCAGCTTCAAATTGCGGCGAGTAAGGCTGAAGCCGCGTCAAGAGGTTCGACCGTGGGGTCTGCTACTCCGGGCGGCGCCGCGAGCCTGCAGTTCCTTGCGAACAGGGTTGAGATAGCTAAGCAGGAGTACTCAGACGCATTGGCCGCGGCCGATAATAATACGTCTGACCCTGCTGTCGTGGCTGCGAACAATAAACTGCTGGAGGAGCGTCGGAAGTACGATACTGTGGTGGGCGGCGTTTCAGGGCCTCCGCGTCCCCCAGTACCGTCAAGAGCCTTCGGCGGTCGCGCGGGGTATCGCGACGGCGGCGACCCTAGCGACTACGAAGCTACCGAGGAAGTGGCGCAGGCACCGCCTACGCCTACGCCTACGCCCGCGCCCGCGCCCGCGCCTACGCCCGCGCCTACGCCCGCGCCCGCGCCCGCGCCTACGCCTTCGGCCGGGACGCCTCAAAGCTACCGCGATGAATATGAGCGCCTCATGCGAGCCGCTACTGCGGCGCAAACTCGTGCGCCTGAAGGAGTGGCCGACAATATCAGGGCTCAGGCTAACGCTGCGCTTGAAAAAGCAAAACAACTTGAGCAAGACGCGGCTACAATCGGAAAACAACCGACGCCTGAAGGCGGGGTGCGCGCGGCTCCGGGTGTCGCGGAAATCAAGAACCGTGATTTTAATATCGACTGGTCTACGAAGGTTGCGCCTGAACTTGACAAACGTCTTGAGGCAGAAGACGCAAAGAACAAAGAGATCGTGAAAGTTTTGCAAACCCTTGAGACAGGGCGGTTGGGCGACGTTAAGGCCGGGGTCGTGGGGAACTTGCGCGCTATTCTTGGCCGCAGCGTTCCCGACACCGCTTCAGCAAATCCAACCGCCTACGATGAGCTGAACAAGCTTGCCCAAGAGAGGGCCCTCTTGTCCCCCGGCAGCCTCCCCGGCAATCCGACGGACGCAAGGTTAGGGGCAACTCAGGCAGCCGGCGTTGAGGGGACGAAACAGCCCGGAGCCAACAGGCACGTAGTGTCGTCGATTATCGCCACTAACAAATGGCAGCGTAAATACTTGGACGATTACAGCGCCGCCGTGCGAATCAACCCTGCGCTCAACCCGAACGAATTTGTGCAAGACTGGCAGTCAAAACCCGAAAACGCTTTCACCAACATCTTCGACGAGACGTACCGCACGACGCCCGTTCGCGGCGATGTGCCGATACTTCGGCCCGAGAACCTCACTAAGGGCCGACACTATTTGCTGGAGCAGGCTCAGGCGCCACGCAATAAAGAAGGCGTTCGTGAGTTTGGGGCGTATGAGTACGCTGGTTTTGACGAGAAGACCAAAGAGATCCTTTGGAAGAGAGTACGTTAATGGCCGACGACATTCTCAGAAATCCTCAAGAAGAGGATCTCCCCAAAGGCCGCTGGGCTCCCTCAACCAGCGGCCCCGGCCAGATGCGCCCCCCTTCTGCAACGGCTCCGCAAACCGACGAAATTTTGCGAACACCCTTGGAGCCTACACTGGCCGAGGACGTAGGGAAGACCGTGGCAACGCAGGGAGCGAAAGGGGTTCTTGTCGACATCCCCGCGCTGCCGGGCACCGTCGGGCAAGTAGGGGAGCTGCTGAGCGAGTACGTGGCTGAGCGGCCCCTGCGTTGGGCCGCCAAGAAGCTCGGGCTCACGCCGGAAGGCACGCCGTTCATATCGCGCGCTGAGCAAGAGTCTTACCGGCGCGGAGAGACGCCGGGGGACACCTCAAGTGTCTTCGGTATCCGCGTCCCCACCGCTCAAAAGATCGAACGCTTCTGGAATGAGAATGCGCCGGCTCTCGCTTACGAGCCGTACTATCCTGCCTCTCAGTATGCCGGCAGCGCCTCGCGTTTCGCCACGGGCGCCGCGGGGCTGGGCTCGTTGCGCGCGGCACCCGCCGCAAAACGAGCTGTAACAGGCGCTATCTCGGGGCTCTCTTCAGAGGCCGCGGGAAAGTTCGCGCAGATGGCGCTGCCCGAGGCCGAACCCTTTGCGCGTTTCGTCGGGGCCCTAGCTGGCGGCGTGGGCGCGTCAGCTACGGCCAGCGGATTAGCGGGTGCGAAGCAGGCTGTGGCACCGTCCATGGGGCACTCATGGGATGAATTCTCGAATGCGGCTGTTAAAGACCTGCGCGCGGCGGGAACCGTAAATGGAAGCCCGATATCGCTTCGCCGGTTTAACGAGATGGTTCTGGCGGGGGAGCCGGTAACGCTGGCGGATATCGCCGGGCCGAACATCAGAAAACTGATGTCCATACATGGCCCGAACAGCCCGGTGACGCGGGAGTACGTCGATAAGATGAACGCCTTCATTGCGCAGCGCGCGCAATCGTCAGGGGCCGACATTGTAAAGTCGCTGGAGAATCAGTTCGGGATCACTAAAACGGCGGCGGATGCAAAACAGGCTTTGAACGCGGCGAACAAGCCGCACATCGACGCCGCCTATAACCTCGCACGCAACCACCCGGATGCGCAGCAAGTATGGTCGCCTGTTATCGCGGACATGTTTCACTCGGACCGCTTCAAGACGACTATCAAACGGGTGAACGAACTTGCGGCGCTGGACGAGACAAGAACGCTGCGGCCTCACAATTTTGACGCTCCGGGGATCGGCCACAACACCGGCGTAATAGCGCCCCCGGTAAAGCCCAACCTTGCCTTCTTTGACGAAGTGAAGCGTGATTTTGACGGCCAGATTAAGGCGGCACTCGTAAACGGCGACACTACCGAAGCGCGTCTTTTGCTGAAGATGAAGAACCGCCTGACGGGAGAGTTGGATAGAATTGTCCCTGAATACGCTCAGGCAAGGAGCCTTGCGGCCGAGAACTTCGGAGCCTCCAACGCCATCGACGCGGGGTACTTCAGCCTAGGCCGCGCGAACGGGATGAAGCGCGGGCAGATACTGGAGAACTTCGAAAAACTTAACGACACTGAAAAGGCACTGTTCAGACAGGGCGCCGCAGACTATCTGCGCGATCAGCTTACAACTGCCGGTAAAGGCGGCACGGGTAGGACGCCTAAAGAAGTTTTGGCGCTGCTCAATCAAGCGAGAGACCAAGGAAAAGGCATCTTCGGCGCTACCGAATACTCTGCGCTTGTTGGAATGGTCGGCCGCAAGGCTCTGCTTGATTCGGCCAAGCAGGTGCAGATTAGCCCTGACGCGGGAACGAAGTTCGACATCAAGAGCTGGGCTAAGGGTATAGGCGCGGGGGCCCTCGGCACCGCGGGCAGCTACGCGATTAGCGGTGCGCCGCTGTCGGCGACATTAGTAGGCGCTGGCTCCGCAGGCGCCTACGCCGCCGTCCGCGGGCTCGCCACCCACGGGCAGCAGAAAATGGCGCGGCAGTTGCTGGCCTACGCCACAGAACAAGACCCCAAACTCATCGCGCAGGCGACTACAAAGCTGGGGGATCTGCTTCAGTCGAGCCCCGAAGCAGTTTCGGTTTGGCAGACCCTCGCAAAGACAACGGCGCGGGCTGGCGCTTTTTCAACGCCGCCATCACCAGCAGCTACGGAGCCGCAGCAGTCGCCGTTCTATGCACCCCGGCAGGCGGCGGGGGGACGCATCCAGCGCAGGACTGGGGGGCGTCTCGGACGGCTCGACCACGGCAGCATCGCGATGTCGCTGATCCGCGCCGCCGAGAAGGCCAAGAAGAGCCACAACACGACGACGCAGCCCCTCCTTGAGCAGCCTGATGAAGCCATCACCAAGGCGCTCGCCATCGCCGACGAGGCTCTGAAATGACGACACCCAACAAGGTACTCGACCAGCCCGCCTACAACTCCAACGTCAACACGTGGGGCACGGGGCCGCTCAACACCAACTTCGGCTACATCGACCTCGCGCTGGGCGGCAGCACGCTGCTGAACGCTACCGGCTTGGGCGGCACGACCGTCGCCCTGTCGGCGGCGCAGTGCATCCCCCTCTCGCTGGTGGTCTCCGGCACCCCCGGCGGCATCACGACCTACACGATCCCCGCCGGCACCGGAGGCCAGTGGGTCGTGCGCAACGGCACGTCCGGCGGCTACGGCGTGCGCGTGCAGTCCGCCGCGGGCGGCACCTACGTCACGGTCAACGCCGGCGACAACGTACAGGTCTCCTGCGACGGCACGTCGTCCGGCATGGTCCGCAATGACACGACGGCGTCCGCCGGCGGCTCCACCACGCAGGTCCAGTACAACAACGCGGGCGTGCTGGCGGGCAGCGCCAACATGACCTTCAACGGGACGATACTCACGGCGCACACGCTGGACGCGTCGACGGGGGGCGTCATCTACCCCGACAACACGACGCAGACGACGGCGGCGGTCACTGCACCGGCAGGATCCACCACGCAGGTCCAGTTCAACGACGGCGGCGTGTTCGCGGGCGACGCCGGGCTGACGTTCAACAAGACCACGAACGACTTGACGGTCGGCGGTCTGTTGACCGCTGCCGGCGCCACGCTCAGCAGCACGCTCACCATGACGGCCGCCGCGATCAACGGTGCCATCCGTGTAGACGTGGCGTCGGCCACGACCTGCGCCATCGGTGCCGCCGTCTCCAACTACGTCCGCATCACGGGAACGACGACGATCACCGGCCTCGGCACGGTCGCCTCGGGCGTCTATCGAGACGTGGTGTTCGCGGGGATCCTGACGCTGACACACAACGCCACGTCGCTGATCCTGCAGACGGGCGCGAACATCACCACGGCGGCGGGTGACACGGCGGGCTTTATCTCCGAAGGTTCCGGCAACTGGCGCTGCCTCTACTACCAACGCGCAAGTGGTTTGGCTGTCGCAGCTCCTAGGGGGTACGTAGCGACTAATTCAACGGGCTACGCCCTCTCATCGTCGTTCAGCTCGCCGATGACGATTACCGAAGGCACTCAACTGTTCTCCACCACCTACACCGGGGGCACGAACAACACTGTTTTAGTTACCGTAGATGTGGTCAACTGCAGCGGGCAAGGTGTAATTCAAGCGCTCAGCATTTTCAAAGACGGCGCCACAAACGCCGTGGCGACATCTGTAATTCAAATCACTAATCTTGCGTTTATGCGTATCGTCAACCGGAGTGTGTACTCGTTCGTGGCCAGCGGCGCCGCCGCTCTTCAAGTTCGTGTAGCAGGCAGCGGAGATATTGGAAACGCAGTGCTCAGCATTTCCGAATTCGGGGCGTGATCAAAATTGCCTGACGTGCCACTTGGAGGGGTTGCGGATGTACTGCCTCGTCCACCCCTTGTACTTGTACTCGTCGATGCGGCTGGTCTTCGACACCGGCATCGAGACGACGAGCCCGGTGTACATGCGCGTCACTGAGTCTGACGGCGCGATTTCCTAGCGCAGGAAAACATCGTCGAGATATGCGTAGAGGGAAATTCACTCGTGCTGAATAACCCAGATAAACTTGACGGGGATCCCTTGAAGGCAACTGTCGAGATGTTCAACACCCCGGCCTTTCAGGCCCTCTTCCGCATCACCGCGACGATCCTGCTGCTGTTCATCAGCGTCGTGACGTACATCGCCGTCCAGACGCTCGGGAACATCAAGGAACTCACCAACTCGATCAACACCCTCAACCTCAAGATCACAGAGGTCATCGGGGAGGGGCGCGTGACGTCCGCCACCATCCTCAATCACGACAGGCGGATCACGGGCCTAGAGCAGTGGCGCGTTACCCTGCCGCCGGTCAGGCGGGAGGCACCCTGACGTGCCACTTGGAGGGGTTGCGGATGTACTGCCTCGTCCACCCTCTATACTTGTAATCGTCGATGCGGGCGCCCTTCGAGACGGGCATCGAGACGACGAGGCCGCCGGGCATGTGGAAGCGGACGAGGTGGTGGTTCTGACCGTCGGCCCACTCGACCCTAAGAGCGCCCTCGTTGAGGGCCGTTTGTTCAATCGCCCGTCGGCTCTTCGAGTTCATTTGCTGTCACCCTATACCATAAACCACAAGCGAGAAGCCTGACACGCTCGTGCGGGCTCTGCAAGAGCCTCGTGATCAGGACCGTGGCGTTGGCCGTCCAGAGGCGGCCCTGCTGTACGTGCCGGCACAGCGCCCAGTAGAGGGCGCTGTGCTGTTCCAGTTCACTCATCGACCTTCTCCTCCGGTAGATGCGCCCACTTCACGCGCCTGCGAATACGGTTCACCTGCCCCTGCGACAGCCCGTAGTCGAAAGCGATCTGCTTTTCGCCGCGAGTGTCGCGGCGGATCGCATACACGTCCTCCTCGGTGATCTTCGCCGAGGGGTTCTCCTCACCCTTCCTCGCCGGCATCGGTCGCAAACTCCCCGGCAAAGGACAGGTAGTTGATCGCGTCGATGTAGCTGTCGACGTGATCCGGCGACTGCGCGATCCGCGACAGCTTCACGGCGAGCAGGATCATGGCGATGTCGTGCGCGAGCAGCGACTTGCCCGTGATTTCGTTGGCGATGCGCGCGATGCGTTCGTGGTTCTCCTTCACGGAGCCGTAGACGGCGCCGCGCGGCGCCAAGAGCGTCATCGCCTCGGTGATGATGTCAGTGTGCTTCATGACTTCCCCTCATAGTATTCGGCGATCTTGCCGATGTGCTCCCAGTTGACGACCAAAGGCCCACGGCTGGCCCACGTGCGCGTGTTGTCGGCGCGCTCATAAACGAGATGATCGCCAAGCAAATAGCCCTGCCCGATCAGGTACGACACATCGTTCAAGGTCTTCATGTCGGGCACGTCCAGAATGACCTGATGCGTCCCGTCGTTCTTGCCCGAGGGCATGTTCATGTGGATCAACAATTTCACGACGCGTCCTCCGGGGGAATGTAGGCGGAGAAACCCGCCCTGAGTTCAGTCTGCTTTATCGGCACTTTCCATCCTTTCCGTTCATTGTTGCTGATCCTCTCGCCGAACATCTTGCGCAACACGCTGCCGACGGCGCGCGATGTCCCGTAATTGTCAGGCAGCCCGTAGTACCGCCCGATGTCGCTCGCCGTGGCGAAGGTCCAGTCTTTCGACGCGACGTGCTTCTTGCGCGCGTACAGCTCCTGCAGGCGACCCTCGGCGGGGCTCTCGACGCGGTGTTCCTCGACGATGGCGCTGTGGAGCTGTATCTCCTCGCGCGTCAGGTTCCAGCCCTCGCCCTGCCGGAAGTAGTGGAGCATCTGGGCCCAGTACTGCTGCATGTCGATGCCGTGAAAGGCGTTGCAGCGCGTGACCTCGACAGGCCAAAAGCGCCGTGCGCCCGTCGGGTCGTTGAGGAACTGTCCGTCGTTCACGCTGGCCCAGAACGAGGTCACGCGGGGGCGCGTGGTGATG